CCTGTCTACGTTGGTATGGACGGAAATGCATTCGACGCCCATGTCGTGCCGGACGCTCTGAAAGCGGAATGGAAGGTCTACGTTAAAGCGATGCGAGCTAGGGGGTACCCATATGCCATCATACGTAAAGCTCGCCAGATGGGTGTCTGGCAGCTTACCAATAAGGTTTATTGCCTTGCCAAAGACGGCACTGTACGTTATGTCGTGGACGGCAACCGCATGAGCGGGGATCTGAACACAGGTCTAGGCAACAGTGTTCTTCAAAGCCTATTTCTTTCAACTTCTATGGATGTTCTCGGCATCCCTGAGAAACACTGGCGGATGCTAGTTGATGGGGATGACAGTATTCTTCTTGTAAGCGGGGCTTACAAGCATCTGCTTCCTCAACTCCCAGCCATATTCCTCCAGTTTTCCCAGGAGGTCAGGATCACCGACATCACTTCGGTATCTCCTGACAACCTTGAGTCCATCGAGTTTTGCCAGTCGCAGCCGGTACGTGTCAACGGCAGGTGGAGACTAGTCAGGAACCCTTACAAAGTGTACAATACATACACACGTAGTAAGGGATGGTTCACCTCATCAGAGATGGCTCTCAGATATTTTGCAACTATCTGTCCACCTGAGCTTATCATCAATGCTGATGTTCCTATCCTTGACAAGTTCTTCACATCTTTTCCCACTGAAGGGAAGCCAATTGACTCGGTTGCAAACAATTACTGGCGCAAAACAGTTGAAGCTTCTGAACTTGCAAGCTACGTCCGGAGAGGCATCGACGCTCCGACGAGGTATAGCTTTGCAAAAGCTTTTGGCATTTCCATTGAAGAGCAGCTCCGCCTTGAGGCGGAAATTTGCCCTCGTATGATAACTGATCTTATCCTTAGCCTGGATCGGTACCGGGGTTTACCGGCAAAATAACCTCACATCTCACTTTTTCGATTTTTGTTTTCCATCATGAGCAAACACAACGTCCCAACCTTCATCAACACTCCAAGAGCAATCCGCGATTTCACAACACGCAGAAGCTCGATCGC